ACGCCACCAGCTTCGTTATTCGTTGAAGCGAGATAAGTCAGATCAACAACAGTCCCATCATCTTTAATCACCGAAACACCGCCATCTGTGGCAACCGCAATGGTAGGCTTGGGCAGGCCAGTGGCAGGATCAATCGGGGCGTTGTCGAGGGCGGTGATTGCTACGTCATTGACGGCTGCCGACACAATAAAATTTCCGTCCCCGGAACGGTAATTAGTTCCTGAATTGCGCTGCGATATATCCCCGTTGTATGTTCGATAGAGAGTTGAAACACCTTTGTGGTCCGCAACTTCCGAAGGGAAGATGATTGTGTTCAGCCCACCCCGACCAGTGTTTGTGTCGTCTGTTGCAACTAAAAGTCCGCCATTTTTTGCGGCAACAGACGAGATTGTGTCTCCGGGGACAATGTTGGCGTCACTCGCGAAGCCACCTGCCGCATTAAACACCATCCACATACCGCCTGTCTGGGCATCCCAGACGATAACCCGTGCGGTCTCTGCGGTGATATATGCCACTGCGGGAAACTCTGCGGAACCTGCGCGTGTGGTTGCTGTCTGGCCTGATCCTGCACTTAGTTCATAAAACAGGTTAGCCCCCGTGCCATAGTAGCAATCACCTGTGGTGCCACCGCCTGCCCGTGCTGCTGTTTCGTCTGCGTATTCGCCCAAATAGGTGCCTGTTGTCCGGTCCTCTTGATACCAAGACGCCTTCTTGTTGAAGCGCCATGCACCGCCGTCGAAGTCCTGCGTGGTGTCGTAAACTGTGGCGTCCACAATGGTTTCTGAAAAGGCAAAAGTCAGGCCCGCAAGGTCTTGCCATGTGACTGCACTCAGAGCATTTGCTGCTTCTGCTGCGGCTGTTGTAGCGTGTCCTTCTGCTTGACCACTGTATGTTAGTGCATTAGCTTCTGAAGTAGCAGCATTGGTCTCAGAGTTTGCAGCATTAGTTTCTGAGATACCTGCATTAGTTTCTGAAGTAGCAGCATTTGCAGCGGAGGTAGCAGCAGCAGTAGCAGAGCCTAGAATACCATCTACATAACCTTTTCTTGTCAGATCATCATCAGTAGTGGGGGTAGCAGTAGAGGTAGCTTTATTAGCCCCAAGTACAATGTTACCTGTCATAGTCCCACCAGCAAGTGCCAGTCGAGTATCACGTTGAGTATCTACATAAGTCTTGTTAGTTGCATCAGTACCAGCAGTAGGAGTATCAAGACCAGTAATCTTATTCGTACCCATAGCAATAGCACCTGACATGGTACCACCAGCCAAGGGTAATTTAGTTGCTACGGAATTAGTAATAGTGGTAGAGAAGTTAGCATCATCACCAAGAGCAGCAGCTAGTTCATTCAGTGTATCAAGAGTACCGGGAGCAGCCGCTACAAGGTCAGAAATAGAAGTATCTACATAAGTCTTATTGGCAGCATCTGCACCAAGAGTAGGGTTAGGTAGACCAGTAATAGTAGCTGCACTACCAGTATCCATATCAAGGGTACCAGAGATAGTTACATTATTAAAGGTAGAAGAACCAGAGGAAGTGATATCCCCAGTTACATTACCAGTGATATTACCAGTAATAGTACCAGTTACGTTACCAGTGACATTACCTACAACATCACCAGTTACATCACCTACAAACCCTGTATTAGCAGTAACTACAGTACCTACGACAGTAGAAGGAGAGGTTGCACCAATCTGAGCACCATCAAGTGTACCACCGTTAATATCTGCAGAGGTAATAGTAGCTGTACCAAGAGTTGTAGCCCCAGTAACACCCAGAGTTCCACCGATAGTGGCATTGTTTGTCAGAGTTAGATCATCTGCATAAATAACTTTAAACCGGAGAGAGGTTGTACCCAGATCTACATCACTATCTGTAACGGGATAAACTACACCATCCTCAAGACGGACCTGTTCGACTGCAGCAGCAGAGACTTCAACAAAGAACCCTACACGGTTATTACCAGTATCAATAGCTACTTTATTGAGTGCATCCAAGTCTGCAATAAGTGGTACATAAGAACCTTCATCAGAAGACCCATCATGTTTGTGGCCTGTAGTACCAGTTGCATCAAAAGCAAAGGCATCACGAATCTTGTTGTACTCTGTATTAAGAGGAGAAGAACGAACTACCGCTGTAGGTACTAGGTCCGAGCTTGACTGTCTTGTATATCCAGACATTGAGTATCCTTATCTTTTATCTGCTATTGCATAGCTTAGAACTAGTGCTTCGATAGAGTGGCTTGCTTGATCTGTAGTGGTAACATAAGTAACAGAGACTGACCTACCAGAACCTTCTACTGGTGTCCTACGGAGAGGGCTTGGGTTACCATCGTAGATACTTGTTTCATCGTAAGTAGCAATACCGTAGAAACTGGCAGCACCTTCTGTATTAAAAGTGTAGTCTGAAGGGCTTAAAGTGTACTCATCTTCATAGTCGTAAGTTAAACCCATAGTTACATTAATAGCACCGTCTGATCTGAGGTAAGTGTAGACTTCATGGACTACTTTTCTATTAATTGGATCATCCATGTGGAAGTAGGGGGTTTGAAAAACAGATTCAATAGCGGTTCCTGCAAAGGTATTACCAGACTCCTGCCTGAAGACCCTGCCTACAGAATCCCCATGAATTACAAATTCCTCATCCCCGATATAGCTAGAGTCTCCACAAGCCATGTTTACTCCAATAAGACGGGAGAACTCAAAGCCTCGGTTTCCTCCACCAGACCTACGAAGTGCTCCAATAATACCGAGAGCTTCAGCATCAGGGAAGAACATACGGAACTGTGACTTCTTATTGAGTACAAGTATTGAAGCCTTAGTTACATCTTCTGTGACAGGTAGGTTCTCAAAGACTGATTGAATTGGTTTGGAGACAGTATTAATCTCTACATCACCAATACGATCTGTACCACTAATAGGACGGATACCATCAGGGCCAAGGAAGAGAAGATCACCGTTAAACTCTACCACAGAGTCAGGTGCAACGCAACCCAAATTTTTAGTTACATCCTGCAGAGCAAAGTTAGCTATAGACGAACCAACAACCTTTTTAATATTATTTGTACCAAAGATATAAAGAGTATCCCTGAAAGACCGGATAGCGTTGACCTTAAATCCTACATTGATTACACCAGCACCATTAGCAGGAGTAAAGTCTGTAGGGTCTTCTGGTGCAGAGAATACAAGACTGTTTGGCTCAGAAGTATCCCCAGAAATAAATAGGTGGTTAGAGAAGGATTCACAGAGAGAGGGGGTAGGAAGTACACTGCCAGTGGTTACTTGACTGTAGGTAGTACCATCCCACAAAGCTAGAGGGTTGATTCCATCTACTAGAGCCAGTCTAGCTGTACCCCAGTTAAGTTTTGCAAACCTTACTTTCTCCACCCCAGTCATTGTAGGAGTACCCACAGTTGTAGGGCTAATCCAAGCTGAAGTGCCATTATCCCAATAGTGGAAATAGTCATTGCCTGAGGTTGGTTTCCTGCAACCAAAGACACCATCATTCAAATCTTCAAAGACCGTAAGACCAAGAGTAGCCCCAGTTCCGGGAAGAGTGCCGTAGTCGTTAGTGAACCCCTGAATACGCGAATAGCCCCCACGGATGGAAGGCTCATAGTTAATCAACCTGATTGCTGTGCCGGGGAATTGAGTTGCCTGAGTAAGTACATCAAGGCTAGTAAACAAACCCCCCGCACAAGAAACTGGAAAGGAGCGTATCTCATCCATTAATTGAGTCGTCCTTTTCTCTTACCTTGGATCATGGTAGAATGGGCATCAATAGGTTCATCAATAAGAACCCTACGCATTGTGCGGATACCCTCATCAAAGGCTTGTTTATGGATCATTGCGGATTCATTATTAGAACGGAACCGCATCATATACATCATAGCACCATCAACAATAATGTGGTTAAACCTTGCAGGGACTACTGCTTCATCATTATATAGGGTTAGTGCTGTAGGAATTTTCCAGTAAGTGTACTCTACTTGGTACGCCTTATTCGGTACTGGAGTTACCCCAAAGGATTCTCCATAGGTTTGGTAAACAAAATAAGGTTGAGAGATACCAGAACCACTATCGCCATACTCATCTTCCATCTTATGATTCTGTACATATTGTTCAAAAGTAAGAGGAGTGAGAGTCTTAGGTTCAGCACCTAGTGTGTCATTCTTTTTAAGGAAGAAGGTATCATAGTCAGGAGAGGAGTAGTCTGAAGGGAAAGCGTAAGTGCTTGTACCTGCTACCAGAGTCTCTGTGTAAGCTTGTTTCAGAAAAGGCCATTCTTGACCAGTCTGACAAATCTCATAGATTGCGTTATTCACTGCACTCTTTGCGAGAGATTGGACGTTCCGAACTGTAGAGAAACCTTCCCCACCAGTATCCAGAGGAACCTCATTCAACCTTGTCAGAACTAGATTTGTAAGTGTAACGAAGTTTGACATTGAGCTTCCCTAATTAAAGATAGAAAGAGGGCCACCCTTTCGAGCAGCCCCCGATCAGTATTTAAACTTGATCCCGTGCGACTTCAGCAGCAGACTTATCTGCACCGAAACCATCCAGATCCATCAAGTATGCAAACACACGGATCACACCAGAAGTATCTGGAGTTGTACCAATGAGCAGCATGTCGATGGTGGAAGCAGAGGAGCTAACGATAGGGCAAGCAGTGCTAACCATAGTTGCATAAGTACCTGCAGTTGCGCTAGTAATAGCACCACCGTCTACGAATGCATCAACGTCACCACCAGTAATACCCAGATCGAAGGTAGCTGTTGTACCACCCGCAGGGGCAGTAACAATTTCAGTACCAGCGAAGAGTACAGCTTGGTTGGCACCAACGTCAATACACTCAATGACGTCAGCAGCAGCCAGAGCACCACCTTTAGCAGTTGCAGCAGCGGCAAGATCAATCTCTACCTCTACCATGTAAGGCTTGCGATTAGGATTACCCCGACCGCCTTCTGCCTTAGCAAGAGTTGTAACAGTAGCCATAGTCTAGTTCTCCTTTATGCGAGGTTATATTTTGCAGTTGTAAGAGCTTCTGGACGAAGAATCTTACGACCGTAAAGATGA